ACAGGAACAGTCGCATTGGTACTGCATGATGCTATGGGTTATGTACAAACACCAAGCAAGAGAGATAGCCGATGCCCACGACACCATGTCGTTTGCCAAGGCTATGGGCGTATCAGATGGAATCAGAAAGGCATGGGAATGAAATGCCCCGTCTGCAAGACAAGGTTTACAGATGTGCTTCAGACAAAGCCAACCCCGACTAACATAACCCGGGTACGGGAATGCTTTGAAGGCCACAAGTTTGTGACCGAGGAAACCTTTGTCAGACTGGTCAAGTCCAGGAAAAAGAATGTACCGAAACAAACGGCTTCTTGAACTTGTCCGACAGGCACCCTGCCAGGCTTGCGGTTTAAACGACGGAACAGTCGTTGCAGCTCATTCAAACCAACAGCGAGATGGGAAAGGCATGGGCATTAAAGCCCATGACTACCGCATAGCCGCCTTATGCTATCGATGCCATGCTGACCTGGATCAGGGCGGCAAGATGAGCAAAGATGAGCGTCGCAATGTATGGGAAGAAGCCCACCGGAAAACTATCGGGTGGCTGTTTGAGAGCGGTCATATTACTCTGCAATCATCTTCCGATACTCCTTGATCTGGGAGGTCAAGGCGTTTTCCATCTGCTCGATGGAGAGAATGATATCTCTCTTGTCATCAGGATCCATTGGTGACGAACGGATCTGACGCTTCATTTCATTGAACTCTTTCATGGACTTGTAAAGATCGTTTACATAGTCCTTGCTTGCAATCATCGGCATGTTGTTTCTTTGATACTCGACATAGTCCTCCACCTTGCCTGTACGCTCTAGCAAGTTAGATGTCCTGACCACCTCATCCACCGCATTCTTTAGTTCATAGTAAGCAGTCACGTTGCCACGAGCATCAGGGTCTAGGGCGAATCGACGTATAAACGGCATCTGCTCAAACCGCTTGGACGGTGACTTGATATCACTGTTCGCATTGATCAAGACATCTACGGCATCGACAAAGTAGGTTCCTAGCGTCCCGGTGTAGCCCTTGATCAGGTGGTCAAGTTCAATTGGGGACAGACCAACAGACTGACCGGCGGCGGTACTGAAGGAGGTGAACTCCCCGATAACCTCTGCAAGTCTTGAGGTGCCTGGGGCAACCTGATACCGCTTCTGCACATCCTCCAGACCCTGCGGGGTGATCGCACGGCGGGTAAAGAATGAATGCCCCGTAGCCACCTCAATCATGGGTAGGATAGCCTGTGGCAACTGCAAGCCGAACGTGCTCTTGAGGTTACGGACTGTGGAGTCCATGAACTGTGCGCCCGTGTCATTGCCAAGCATCAGGGCCGTAATTCGCTCCGGTATTGTTTTAAACACAATACCAACTTCAAACGGGATGGGGATCTTTACGCCCAGGCCAGGGATGATCCAGTTGTTATCCCGGACTTCCTCTTCCTGCGCCAGATAATCCTCATCGTCCCGAACCATCATGTAGTAGAAGACGGACATAGCCATCATCAGGGTTCCCCGCTTGATGAATGCCTTGGCTACCTGCTTCTCAAACTCAGAGGCGTTGGAAGGATCGACGAACGGTTTGATACCGGCCCGGTAGAACACATCCAGACCCTGTAAACGAGCGTTCAGGAACGGTATAGCGGCGGCAAGGACACGCATCAGTGCAGAGTTACCCTTGCGCTGGAAGTTCATTATCTCCATTGCACGCTTGAGAGCCTCGGCTTGGTTGCCGGTTTCCTCCATAACGTTCTTGTAAACAGCAAGTCGGGTGGCTGCGTCGGACGCCGTGGATCCCTTCTCCAGGGCTTCCCATACTGCGGTGACCGGGGTCAGGACTTTCTCTCCCGTGGTCTTTACACCGGCTTGTTTGCGCATTCTCCTGGCGAGGGTGCGGCCTGACTCCCTGGCTTTACCAGAGAACTCATGCCCACCGATCAGGCCAAAGTTGTACAGCATTTGCAAGTCAGGATCGGTACCAGCCAAAGCCGCCCCAAATCCCTTGGCAGTATCAATGACGGGGGTGATGTTAGCCCCGCTGGTCACCCACGCAGACATGGAGTCACGCAACAGGTTAGCCAGAATGAAGTCAGGAGTCTTGGTGACAAACGAGCGAAGCAGGTTTGCCGGGGCAGAGAAGAGCCAAAGCCCCGGAATCTCTGCCATGTTTAAACCCTTCATGGCTTCCACAAAGAGCTTGTCCTTGCATTCGTAGTAGTGGGTCACGCCGTTACGCAGGACAGTAACCACGTTGGTCATGGACTGCGGACGCTTGGGTTCTCCCTTAAAGCCAACAACCTCCTTGGCATCACCCAGGATCAACTCATTCTTGATTGCCCTATCAGCGGCAACGTTCTTCATTCCAGCCTCAATTGCAGACTGGGTGTTGCGGATGACGTTCTCAAAGAAGTCACCCACCGTCATGTCTCCACCCTTGAGTTCCTTGGGAGCCTTAACGCCAGAGATGGCGCTGAACATCTTCGGCCCCTTAGCATCCTCATCCATCTGCTGACGGTAGAAGGGGAAGTAGTCGGAGTGCTTCATCCACTCCTCACCCATGCCACGGCTGATAACCCCGGTGTCGATCATGTAGTTGACCAGACCCCGGTTGTACTTGTCCCACGCCTTATCCACCTCTTGGAACAGGCCCGGAGGATACAGCGCCTCCAGTTCCTTGGCGGCTTGGATTTCGTCCTTGCCAAACTGGGTGGGCTTTCCGTTTACACGATCTAGGCGTTCGCCGCGCTGGGCGCTCTTCCAGAACTGCCAGTGCTGGAATGCTTTATCCCCCAGCTTGGCAAGCGGCTGGAAGATGTCCAGGGGGCCGGTGATCTTCCCGTCGTCGTTCCAGATCATGGTCATGCCGTTGCGGAAGACGGGGATACCGCCCTTGCCATCATGGGCACCCATGGCAGAGGCCATCAGTTCTGCGGCGTAGTCAGAATGCAGGGCGGCAAATTCTGCGCTAACATCGGCTGTGTACTGATCCAGACTGTCTTTCTGGGCGGCTTTCTTTTCTCTGGTTCCAATGCGCTGGTAGCGGTTAAAAACTGCCTGTCTAAACGCATCAGACTCCGACGGCACAATGGCTGACATTAAACGCTTCAGCCAGCTCTCTTCGTCCCGTACAGCAACCGTTTCGTTTACAACTCGCTGAAGTCTTTCTGGGACATCCGGCCCCTTGGAACGCAGGCTCTTACGAATGTCTGGATCGTTTAAACCATAAGTTCCAATGTTTCCAGTGGCAGATTTAACTTGGACAGGGCTGTAAACGGCAAGGTTCTTACGGCCCATTTCTTTGACGTAAAAGCTGTCAAAACCAAGCGAACGGATAGCCTTTTGGACAGCGTCCTCTTCCAGCTTTGTGAACAAGCCACGGGACAGCAAGCCTTTGAGTCCAGCCAGATACTTCTCCGGGAACTCCATCTTGGTAGTCACCGACTCAGGCATGTAGTTCAAGACACGACCAACAACCATGTCGATGTGCTTCTTGTTCTCATAGTCAAATGGGTTCAAGGCCCGGACAAAGAGAGGCATGATGTTGGGGCCGGTCGGCAGATAGTTCTTAGCCGCCGTTGCCAGATACCCCATGGCCTCATCGCCTAATTTTTTCTTGAAGGCGTTCTTCTGGATATCTTTGATCATGCCCTCTTTGTGGGCCAGAAGTTTTTTATAGTCTGGATCTTTCTTATCCAGCCATTCGTAGTCTTTCTCGATCTGCTCAATGGCAGTCTCTTTGGTCTTGGTCTGATCAGCTTCGCTCAGTTCATCCTTGGCGTTATTGGCAAGCCAGTTGAAGCTGTCCTCTGAAAAGATCTCGGCAAACTCAGGATCTGGGCTAACAAAGATGGCGTTAGCCACCCCCGGTTTAAACTCAGAGATGTCGCGGGCAGTGCCGTGGTACATGACCACCGGACGGCCTTCTTTGTCCACCACCTTGCTGTCATCGAACCAGTTATTAAACTCTTTGGTGTCAGGAGCACGCAGACTGAATCTCTCCATCTTGCCTTCTTTGCCGGTCAGACGGATACCATTGTCTGCGGTCAAAGCAACAGCAAAACCATCAAAGAAACCATCTACATTGAGGGCGCGGAAGATGACGGGCCACGGAGCACTTATTTTGTCCGTTCCCTTCCCTGTGCGTTTGGTAACCTCATAGCGTTCAATCTTGCTATCGTCATAATCTTGCGCACGGGTTGCGGCAATTTCCAGAGGATCACCTTTCATCAGCCCTTTGTATTCAGGCAGACCAAGTGCTTCGTTTAAAGTCTTGGCCTCTGCCGCACTGAGCATGTGATATCGATTGATCAGCTTGTAGGGGCGATCAGTTGCAGTCTCAAACACTTTGCCGGGAAGGCGTTCAACGCCAGCCTCTCTGGCAAATTTCACAGCCATAGGATCGGCTATGTTATCTGCATACTTTCTGGCAGTGGCTTCTCCACCAAAGAAGATCAAGCCACCTTCGTTAGTTGCGCCACCACTCACTCTCATCGGAGGACGGGACAGAAGGGCGTTGCCACCCCTTTCTATCTGTTCAGCCCGTTCCTTGTAAGCGCCGTGGTATAGCAAAGTATCTGCGGGTAGTATGTATGTCCGTTCATCCTGCGGCAATTCTTCTTTGTTGAATGGGCGCAGACTCTTCTTTGCAATCGGGATAACCTTCCCTTTAAACTGCGATTGGTCAGGCACGGTGACGGTGTCACCATCTGTTTTGGGATCGTAGTTAATAAAGAAGCCGCCAGTTTTTTCTGTAGCAGTCTTCTCCTTGAGCGTAGAGGCTTTGTTGCGTAAGCCAACAATCTGTCCGGTCACACCATCATCAGCCTTGGGATCAAGGAAACGAGCGTCGTACAGGTCACCATCCCATATCTGGTAGGTCTTGCCAGTCTCTTCGTCGAACAAAGACTTGGGCAGGGCAGACTTGGAGGAGAACGCCATGGCTACGCCATAACCGTCGTCCAAACGTTTACGCACTGCACCCCAGTTGTGGTCATACTGACCAGCCTTGTTCTTAAAGAACACAGGCTCACCGTTCACAATCTGGCCGAAACCAGTAGAGGAATAGGTCAGGTGGTGGTTATCAGCAATCGGATCGCCGTTTAGCTTGGTGTAGTCATAGAACATCACGCCCGGATTGGCTTCCATCAAACCAGCAAACATGCTTGGTTTAAAGTCTGATGTAACATTTAAACGAACAGCAGCGTCATAATCATTCTTTTTGGCCCAGCGTTTAAGTGAGTCAATCTCAGCCTGAAGTTTGATGGCGAATTCTTCCGGGTGAACGATCAGGGCTTCGGTTTTCAAGTACTGGAACATCCGAGCCGCCGCACGGAATGAACCCTTTTCAATGTCCCCAACGTCCTCAGATGCCGCGCCGCCATACAAGAAGTTGCCGCCTGATGTCTCTCCCAAGCACAAACCTTCGCAGATAGCAGAACGATTGCAGGTGCTGACCTTGTCAGTGATCTGCTGGGCAGATGCTAGACCAAGGCCCATAGAGGTCACGCTCTTGCCGTCATACCCTTCAATCTTAAAGTCGCCCAGACGGGTCTTCTCCAGCTTGCCGTTCTCGGTCAGCAAAGTGCCAACGTTGTGTTCCTTTTTCAGGATGTCTTTTGCTTGATCCAGTTTGGCGCGTTTGCCTTTGAAGTCCAAAGCGTTGTACTCAGCAAGAGCCGCCTTGATACGATCCTCATGTTCTTTGTAGGAGAACGTTTCTGCAATGGCTTCTTTGCGACTCTTCTGGATAGATGCCATGCGCATCTTCCGGTCAAAGTACTCACCCTGTCTCATGGGTACATAAAAGTCAATCCGACCACCGTCATAACTCTGGTCAACTTGGAGCAGAGAAGGATCGATGTTGAGGATAACTGTACTTCCGTCCAGCGTCTGGTCAAAGTTCCCACGGTTCCTGATGATAGGAGCGCCGTTGGATTCGTTGGTCAGATAGATCCGAGCCTTACCGCTGGAAGGAATTTTCTTGGACGAGTTGATCTTTACGGCTTCTTCTTTGGTCGTGTGATAGTAAACCGTGACAGTGCCATCCTTGTTTAAAGGAATGTTCAATACCGGGTCAAACTCAAACTCGGTTTCAAACTGATGCATGCCGTACTTGTCAGCAGTCTTGATGGACTTCTTCTCAATCGGCAGATCCAACGGCCCCGCAGAGATATAGGGCATGATGCCGTTCTTTTCTGCGTATTGCTCTGCTTGCTTGACCTCTTCAGGCGTGGCCTTCCAGGCATTGGCTAGGCTGGGCTTCTTGGTGGTTCCCTTTGCTTGATCAAACTGAGGTTTCAATCCTCCGCGCTCAATGCCTGCCGCGCCGAAAGCATCTTTTAAACGGGCAAAGAATTGTTTAATCTTGTTGATGATGGCAGTCAGCAAACCCGGGGGCGGCTTGTCACCAAACGCACGGAAGGCATCGGCAATGGCTTCTTCAATCAGGAGTTGTTCTAACTCTGCCTCAGACTTCTGGCCTTTGTATTCATCGACATAAGCGTCATAGCGACTGCGTGTAGCGTCATGCGCCACACCCTTCAGATACTGATCAATCCACTTCTCTTTAGCCATGCGCTCCAGCGTGGCCCATTGCTGGGGAGAGAAAAAGCCCAAGTCTTTCAGGGCGTGGATAGATTCATGGCGTAGAACACCAATAGCATCCTTGGCATCCAGGGCGATCTTGATCAGGTTGGCAACGTAGGATCCTTCGTCCTCCATGCCCTTGATGATCTGGAGTTCAATATTCCCCAAGCCAAACTTCTTGAGAATGGGGCCGAGGGTTTTAGCCAGAGACTGCGCCTCTTTTACATCTTCCTCGGTAACCTTTCCAGCGGGGGCTTCTTTGATGGCTACGGGCTTCTTCTGCGTCGGAGCGGGTCGGCTTTGACGCTCAATGCGCTGACGAGCCTTACGGGCAACTGTTCGCATGCCCGGGGTCTTATCCTGCGCCAGTGCTTCCACCTCTGCGTCAGGCATGGTGCCAACCAAGGAATCCATCGCGGCATCTACGGTGGGGTGCGTAGAAACAGGAACCCCGTCTTTAAACAGGGTAAAGCCGGTACGGTTAACCTGCTTCATGCCAACGGGGCCAGCGGTCAGCGTTCTTTCAAAGACACCTAGATTGCCCGACAGCGTGTTAATTGCTCTGCTGTTCTTCTCAACAAGAGCATCATGCTTGGCTTTGGCCTGTTTATATTCATTGGTACCGCCTTCGCCAGCGGCCTCCATGGCATCCAATTCCAGTTGGGACTTGTCTATTTCGTTTTGCTGGTTTTGGATTCGCTGCTGCATCATTTGATACTGTTGCTTGCGAACCTTATTTAAACTGTCGGCTTTTTCCTGAGCCTGCTCAAGACTGGTGTAAGTATCAACGCCTTCCAGCGGAGCATCCTTGTCGATGACGCCGTAGAGTTGCTGATCTCCTTGTTTAAACGTTCCCTTTTCCAGGGTGTAACCAGCGGGCAGATTCTCAATCTTTGTCGGAGCAATGAAATTCCCATCTGCGTCCACATCCAGATGGTTCTCTCTGACCAACTGCTTTAGCAGGGTGGCGGCATCCCGGTCTTGTTTAAGTTTGGTTGCCTTCTTGACAATACTAATGGCTTGCTCAGGGGTAACCGCTGGGCTGGTGCTGAATGCGGCCTGAACCTTGTCCAAACCCTTATCCATCTGCGCTTCTGTAAACCGAGAAGCATTGGAGCCTTCCGGCAGGATGGTTAGTCCCTGGCCTACCGGGACGCCGTCAAGCGCTTTAAACGCAGCATAGAGCTGCGGCTGCGACATGGTGTTTAAATCTGAGCTGCCGGTGGTTCGGTTCAGGAAATCAAGAAAACCCTGCGTCGTCGTATCCACCTTGTTGGTGGCGGCATTCAGGACATCCTGTGCAGAGTAAGTAACATCTGGCTGATAGCCTGACTTGGCGGCAACCAGAGAATCCAATGCGGCGGCTTCGCCAGCAGGATTCACCTGGGTCATGGCATCCTTGACATCCTCAATACTGTAAGAATTCAGTAAGGGCATGCCGTTGGCGGTGCGGTACTGCTCGATGTATCCCACAACCTCTGGGCCAAGTTCATTCTTGGTAAGGTTGCCAAGTGGGTTCTGGAGAGGATCCTTTTCCTCCACCTTCGGGGTGGGGGCAGGGAGGGACAGGGTCTGCTGAGTACCAAGGTTCTCTTTTGTCTTGGCAATCTCGGCCTGTTTCTTCTGGTACTCCTCAAACTGTTTCTTCTGCTCTTCGATCTGCTTGTTTAGCTGGTCATTGGCAAACTCCTGACGCAGTTGGCGCATCTGGAGGGGGGAAACAGCGGAACCCAGGATGGCTGCGGTCAATGCGCCCTCAGTTATGTCGCCCGCCACACCTTTAAACGTTCCGGTGTCTAAACCAGCCTGCTGCTGGGCAATGTTTGAACCTATGGTTCCTACCCCAGACTGGACAGCTTCTGGGATGGTTTCGCCCAACGTGGACTGGGTAATGGCTCCTCGCCATGTAGGAGCATTGGGGCCAGCGGAGGCACCGGGACGGGCGCGGCCAGCACGGGCAAGGAGTCCTTCAATACCAAGAGCGGCTTCTGCGCCCCCCGCTACACCAGAGGCGGCTTGGCGGGGAAGGTTCTGCAAGGAATATTCTGCGGCTTTCTGGGCGGCGGCTTCGGCTTCTTCTGGGCTGGCACCGTTCTCCAGCATGGCTTGCTTTACAGCGGCATAATCCTGGCCTTTCTGACTACCAACGCCCATGGCTGTACCCACCCCAATCCCCGGGGCATTTGTAATGGCAGTACGAGCGGCGGCGGCACCTAAGCCCGTCCGTGCGGCTAGGGCGGCAGGGATAGTGGCTTGTGGAGACAAGGCCGTGGCGGCAATAATAGGCAACGAGCCGGTTATTGCGGAGATACCACCCTGAAGAGGAGAGCGGGCTACAGAACGTCCAGCCTGTTTAATTTCAGCCAGGATGCCTTCTTCTTGTGCTCGGCGCTTTAGCTCTTCATCAATAGCCATTTCCCGCTGACGCTCTGGCGTCATGCGTTGCAGAGATTCCCTTTGGATCTCTTCCAGCTTTTGGGATGCTACGTTCCCAACCCCGAACAGATCGGAAAGCCCTTTGAGGCCGCTTGCCGTGCCGGTTACTGCGCTCTCAGCTATGTCTCGCAGAGTTGACGGAGCGGATGGAACGGCCTCTAATTCCTTGGTCGTTTTAAGCGACTCAGGGTTAGTTATGGCACGCCTAGCCGTTTGCTCAATAACGCTCTTGTCTGTTCCATCTGGGAAAGAAAGAACGTTACCATCTGGCAATTCAACTTCAATAGACATTTAAACCTCGCTCAGGGGCTAGTCTCTGCTAATTTACCATCTTTTGTCATCCGATACTTGGTTTTTGGTTCTCCCGGAGCGGCTGTTGGAGCGGGTGTAGAGGGACTAGGATTCAAAAGCGTTTCCAAGCCACCTCTTGGCGGAGTCGGCATCGGATGGGCCGCTTCAATTTTTTCAATCTTATCTTTCAATAAATCTTTGGCTTTTTGCAATTTTTGTGGATCTTTACCGCTCTTTGTATATTTATCAACATCCATCTGTAATATTTTTACATCTGGTGCTGACATTGCCTTTTGGCGATCCTCTTGCACCTTGATGCGCTGGTTTTCATAAGCCGTTTGCGCTCTTTCATCAAATCCTTTGTTGACTTTTGACATTTCCGCGCCAAGCAAAAGCAAATTCTCAGGAGACATCTTGCTTGCCATATCCGGGTATCTCTTTGAAAACTGATCAATTGCCCGGAACATTTCAGGAATATTTGATTGCGCCGTCTGGGCAATCTGCTGGGCTTTTAGTTTCAGATCTTTATTTTGAATTCTTTCCCACATATCGTGGTAACGTTTGCTCTCTGCGTTGGTCATGTAAGTGCCAACTGCGCTTGCACTGGAAGATGCCATTTGACCCAAAGCAGTTACTCCGGCTTTATTTGCCTCACGCTTTGCAGTCTTTTCATCTTCGGTTGCCTTAATTGCAGTGTTTAAATCACCAAGAATGAGGGCTTGGTTGGCTTTCTTTGCGGCAACTTCGGCGGTTTCATTGGCCTCGCGGAATGCACGGTCAGCATCCAAGTTGGCTAGACCAAAGCTAGACACAGACTCCCCAATTGTTCCGGGCATATATCTGCCATAAACATTAGGACGAGCACCTGCCGCCAGGGCTTTCAATGCCTGATATTGAGCACGTTCTTGTTTATCCCGCTCATAGGCTTCTTTTGACGAGGACAGACGAGTCAGATCATCATCCCCGGGAGGACGAATGCCGTACTGTTTATACAAACCCTGGCGCTGCTCCATCTTTTGTTCAGGGCTTGTGACTTCAACGCCCTCCCTCATGTCCTGAACTGCCCTTGAAAAGTCCGAGACAAATGGCGATTGCTTAACCATCTCCATGCCCTCAAGAACTTCAGGCGGCAGGCTGGATTTGGCTTCGGGTGTAGTTCTCATGGCTTCTAGCTCACGCAGACGAGCTTCTTCTTCCCGAGCCTTTAAACGCGCAGTCTCAGCAGCAGACTCATCCACCAGGTCGCCTTCAGCAAACGCAACAATACCGCCACTGTCAAAGTGTTTAAACATATCGCTGGGCAGTCCAGCAATACCACCCATGTTTAGCTGTTGAGGCGGCATCCCGGGCTGTTGGGCCATTTGTTGAGGAGGCATCCCTGGTTGCTGGGGCGGCATGCCCTGTTGCGGAGGCTGTCCCGGTTGCTGAACCTGCTCTTGCTGAGGCGCACCATTGGCTTGTTGGGCCTGCTGAAGCATGGCGGGCAGACCCATCTGCTCTTGGGGCGGGGCAGACAGTTTCTCTTCCAACTGTTCTTTAATAGACTTGGTGGGAGGCTTTGCCCCTGCTTTTTCCATACGCTCACGACGATTCATTTCCATCGTGGCAAGCATTTCAGGGATCTCAGGATTCTGGCCGTTAGCCGCCGCCTTGACCGCCGATTCCGGCATGTCACGCAGTTTGTATTGGAGTTGAACGATATTCATTTATTCCTCGCTTATGACTTGGGAATGATGCCGAGGTCTTGCAACTGTTTGACAACGCCACCAGCGTCAGCGCCAGCGCCGAGGATTTGTTGCAATGTACTGGGGGCCGCAACGTTGTACTGCTGGGCCTGAACAGGCAGACCCTGAAGCATCGACTGCTGGAACTGGAGTTTCTTGTACGGATCCAGTTTCTCTTGTTCAAACTGGGCGATATCTGCGGTGATGCCCTCGGACTCGATGCCGCGCTGTTGGGCACCGATACCGGCCTGCTGCTGGATGGCGTTTAAACCATATTGGTTAGTGGCCTGCTGCGCTTGCAGCCCCAAGCCCTGCTCCGTATTGAACTGTTGCATAGCCTTGTTATAGGCATCTGCGTAGCCCTGGCCGATAGTCTGGTTCTGCTGGGTTTGCAGGTTACGATTGGCCTCGCTCTCCATGATCGCCTGACGGCCCCCACCGAAGCCACCCGCTTGGGTGAGTTTGGATAGGTTGGGCTGGAGATTGATCCGAGCCTGACGGCGTTGCTCCTCTAGCTGGGGGGCCAGCGAGGCTTGCAAGTACGGGTTCATGTACTGTTGAGCCTGCTCCGCCCCAAAGGCTTGAGGTTTAAAGCCGCCCATGTCAGCCGTTGGAACGTTTAAATTGGTGGCGTTTTGGAAGGCTTCTTGTTGAGCGCTAGAGGCACCAGCGGTCAGTGGGCCTTTGTAGGCTTCATAAGGTTTGGCACCCAAAGCCTGAGCCTGCCCCAGCATCCCGGTCACATACGGGCCAGCCCAGTTAGACAGGTTGGATTCCGTACCGGTCACACCTGCGGCCACGTTTGCCCCAACGTTTCTAACAGTGCTTCCGGTGGTTCCATCAAACCCCTTAACGTTCTGCGGAATGGATGCAAGGCCACCCGGCATGTACTTGTCGGGGTTGATTCTCTTACCCTGCTTCTTGGTTCCCGTCCGGGCCATGCGGATTTTGTCCATCATCTGGTACAACTTCTTGGCACCTGCATCAGAGTTGCCGTTGCCCAGGTGGGAAACAACATCTGCGGGGATGACAAACTCACCATGGCTTAGTTTGGCCGGTTGCTGGTTGTCAATTGATGTATTCAGTTTGTCTGCCATGCCGTCAGTCTCGCCACGCAGATATCGGCCTTTTGCCATTTCCATAATTCCTCCCTCAGCCGCCTTGACAGGGATTTGAGCCATCAATGCTTGCAGTTCTTGCGGTGAATAAATGCCAGCAACACCTTTTGCCGGAGTTGCCGGAGCAGGAGCGCTGATCATCCCAGTGCCCCGGGGTGCGGTTCTAACGATGTCTTTCTTCGCCTCATAGGCAGGATTGGCCTTGTTCTCAGCAACAATGTCTGCCGCCCCTGCGGCAATTCTGTCTTTAGCGGCCTGAACACCAGCAGCATCTGCGGGGTTTACATACGCCATGTCAGAGAAATACCGCTGACCACCCGACCCTGCTCTGCGGTTGGGATCATAAACACCAGGGATCTGAGAGCGGACAGTTTGCAAGGAAGGAATACCACCCTGATAACCCACAGGCGCTCTATCAGCTTTGTTTAAACCGCTCATTGATGCGGCGGCAGTGCCAGCCGCAATGATTTTGGCCCAGTCATACTCAGGCTCACCATCTTTGCCTTTGATAACATTGCCTTGAGCATCCTTCTTCTGGAAGAATCCTTTGACACTGTTTACAAAGCTAGAACCACCTGGCAGTTTGGAGATTTGAGATTGCAGGTTCGTGGGGATCGTGGGAGTGCCAGGGGCGGCGCTCTCTTGGAATTGATTGCCAAGGGCATCGGTTTTAGGAAGGGCTTGACCAGTGCTGGTCTTCAGCGTGCCATCTGCGTCTTTGACAACGGTGACGGGTTCACCGTTACCGTTTACATATCCACCATACCCATCAGGGTAGATGTTGGAGCTGTAAATATCACCAGCGCCCTGTCCAACAGACGCCATGTCCGAGCTACTAAAATCATAGCCCCCGGGGCTATCAAAGCCCCCAGCAAAATCATAGCCGGTATACACTTGGTCAGATTCGTCATCTACCCACTCGTATATTGGATCGTCATTGAAGTCGTATCCAGTGATCTGCATTCCCATATCAATCCCCTTTTAGCATACCGATTAGATCTTCAACCGATAAGTCGTTGACTTCTCCGCCGTCAAAGAAACTGAATGTCGCTGGCCCCTGCGTATTTTGCTGGTTTTGCGGCACCATGTCACCTGCAAAAATATTGCTTCCGATATCATCATTGAAGTCGTAGTAGTATTTTATATCTGCAAGCGGTGTTGGTTGTTGTTGCTGTTGAACAGGTTGGCTATCCAAAGCCAGCAACGCCAAAAGGCTGTTTGACCCGGTTGGAGTCCCAGTCGGCGTTGTGGGCGTTGTGGGCGTTGTGGGCGGATTTGGCGTGGTTGGGCCAGGAGGCGTCGGGGTCGGCGGTTTAGGCGTTGATGGTTTAGAGTTCCTGTAGGCTTGTACAAACGCCTTGAGCTTCGTGCCAGTCGATCCAGCCGCTTGCGGGTACATCCCTATGGTTGCATCAATTTCTTCTTGGGTGGCCGGAGGCGAGTCGGATAGCGAGTTTGGATCTATGCCAATTTGTCTGTAGAACTCATTCTGCGCCTCTTCTTCAGTCATGCCCAAGTCGCCACCCTCAAGATTGGGTAGGTCTTTAATAACGTCTTGGATTCCGTCGGTTGTACCATCATCCGTAGCTTCAGGTTCAACCGGAGGCGGCGCGGGAGGTTCAACCGGAGTGGTCGTTCCGCCATTTATCTGGTTAATCAAATCCTGAATATCGTCGGTTGTGCCATCTTCTACTGCCGGTGGCTGCTCCGGGATAATCGGTGTTTCCGGCTCTTCTGGAACAAGAGGCTGTTCTGGAGCGGGAGGCTCTTCGATTGGTAACTGAGGGCGGTAATCTTCAGGATCCCCAAGATTATTAGCGGTCATGTAATCGGAGAACATTCTCCAACCAGCCTCCGGGCCAAAGTTTCCAGTAAAGTAATCGCGGATGGCGCTGTAATCCGGGGGAGGTTCTTGCGTAGGCTCAGACTCTTCCTGCGTTGGTTGCTCAACGGGCGGCTGTTCCGGCACGGGCGGCTGGGTGGTTCCACCGCCAGTTTGACCCGCAGTTGCTTCGCTAGTATCGGTCGTGGTGTTATCTGTTCCTTGAAACTGTTGACCACTTCCATCGCTTACAGATTCGCCTTTAACCAAATTGGTCAAATGATAGGTGTCCGCATCTCCGCCAAATTGTGCATACGTTTTATAATCGGGGAATTCTGATGCTTGCGGGTCGTTTATAAACTGTTGATACCCCTTGTTGAATTTATCAAAGTCGCCATTGCTTTGCAAATAACCGGCAAAAGCATCTTTCGGGTCGATATAAGAATCACCAAAAAGTATTGATCTATAAAACGCAGAGGATTTATATTTGTTATATTCGTCGGCTGTTTTCGCTCCTATGTTTGCGGCATCTTGTTTTTCCCCTGGGCTATTAAACCCAGATTTAAACGCGTCTTCATGAATGGCTTTATTTGCCTCCCATTCTTGGGGAGATCCAAAGTAATTCGTTTGCCGTGCTGTGGCGAATGCTTCTGGGTCTGACCAACCCCAATTATTGGCATATGCCGCAAACTCTGTGGGCGTCGGAAATTCACGGCCATAATTCTTGCCGTATAAAACTATATCCTTACCAAGTATCCCATTGTCATACAAAAACTTTGCGTATCTATATTCGGCGGGGTTGTTATATCCAGACGCTTCAGCGCCAACAACTTCAGCATTGTCTTTATAGCCCGCTTGATAGGCTTGTGCATTTCCTTGGAACTTGTCAAAGGTTTGTGTGTCAGGAAATATTCCCTGATCAACCAAATCCTGTTTGTAGGCATTAATCCCCGGAGGGTTTATATATTTCCCGTTTTCCCAAGATCCGGTTGTGTATTCTGAATATGTTTCTAAATCCGGCCATACGGTTTCGCCGCTTTTAATATCGTAATATTTATCTCTACTTACACCATAATTTTTTGCTTCAATATAATCATCTACGTTGTCAAAGTTCTGGGCTTTTGCTTGAGTAGGAGCATCAGTGCGCAAATAATCTTCTAGATTATCAATATTTAAATCTTGCGCTCTTTTGTAGTCAGAATAACTGGGAACCCCGTGTTCGGGATCTTTTGGCAAGAAGTCGTATCTTTTTTGGGCATCTTGGAAGGTATCCAGATCTGGATAACCCGCAGATTTGGCTTCATCTTTTGCTTGTTGGTATGCGTTGTAAGAATAATGCCCATAGCTTTGGGCTTCTTTCATGTCGGCAATGTTTTTTTCTGCATCACCATCAATAAAGCCATGATCTCTGGCAATAAGAAGTTCTGCGTATTGGTTAGGATCTTCAACCTTATACCAAGACGCTTTTTCTTTGTCTGCTTGGCTATTCCATCCAGCTTCCTTTGCCACGGAATCTTGAATGCCGTATTCTTTCCACTCGTCTGGCGAATATCTTCCAACTTTTTCTGCTTCAACTCTTTGAGCCTCATCGGCCCAGCCATCCTTCATTGCTAAATAATCGGCTCTTGAATTTGCACCTATAACAGCGGCGTCTTCTTGCTGTTGGGCGCTGTCCCAGCCAGCCTTAATAGCCAGGGCATCGTCTTCTTTATAGCCGCCCTGCGCAGCTTTATCCGCCGAATTAGCGTAGCCATCCTTCATGGCAAGATAATCAGCTTTTGTTTTTGCGCCTATATCAATAGCATCTATTAACTGCTCAATGTTATCCCATCCGCCATCCTTTGCAGATTTTTGAATATTGTCGGTGGCATTTTTTACCAGATCATCTGCGGATGAAGATAAACCCTTCTCAAGGAGATTTGACTCTTGTGCGCCAAGTTTATATCCCATCTTGTCAAAGATGGCCGTAATACTTTGTTTGTTATACCCCTCTTTTAGTTCTGGCAAAAACCCATAAAGAGAATTGGTTATTTGCTTAATGTCGCCGGTTTTAATTGCATTAACAACGTTTGCGGCTTTACCGGCATAGGCAAGATCTTTATTTTCTGCAATATTGCCAACAGCAACGGCAAGGGCTGAAATGTCTCCCCTTTGGATGGCATTATTGATGGCAATGAGTTGTGTTGCTTTTGAGAACTCAGGCGGCAATCCCATTCCGCTCATCCCGCTGAGAGCGGTCAATGCGCCAATTGGATTGTCATTCTTAATGGCATTTGCAAGTTGCAAGCCGTTGTGAACGTTTTTTGCAGTAGCGGCAATACTTGGATCTACGCCCGGAGTATTGCCAACAGCACCAGCAGCACCCATTGCCGCACCAAGCCAATCGCCCTCAACGGCGCTTATCCCGGCAGAAAAGGCATAAAGTGCTGGATTACCTGTAACAAGAGCGGCAAGTTTTACAACGGAGCCAAAGTTATCCGCTACCTTATCGAAGATGTTATTGCTCTTCTCAGGAGGTGGCGGGGTATAGTATGGAGTAGACCCGTCGTAATCTGTGAAGGTGGGTACAAAAATATTACCAAATCCGGTATTTATATACTGCCCACCAGAAGCACGCTGGCCTGATGGCGGTACACTTATAAAACCGTTGCTGCCCGTTTTATATACAACAGATCCGTCACTTCTTGTGGCAAGCCCAGAAATACCACCTATCTTAGAGGTGGGGAATGTTTTGATATCTTTATGACTTATTGGCGGGTTATAGCCGGGGATAACATATCCTCTGGCATTGGGCAAAGTTTGGTTGTCCCAAATTTTTCCGGCGTCAGATAAATCTACATATGTTGCATCAAGAGCAAATTTATTTAAATTGTCTTTATTTGTAAACCATGGGCTTAAATATGTTGTCCCGTTACTTGCATTCAAACCTTGATTTACAAAACTCTCGGGTATGAATGTCATAGGGCCATATTGCGTACTAAACGTGTACGCATAGGAATTATTTATATATGATTCCTTTGATTTGTTTGATGTTAAGCCGTAGTCAACAACATGAGAATTCCAAAAACTTCCGTTTTTAATTGCGTTTTGAACAAACTTTGACTGCGGATTTGTGGGTGCAGGCGTGGAAGAAGACGCAGTTGAAGCGGGTGCAGGCGCTGTAATTTTGCTGGCAATGTCATCAAAAAAGCTCATATTCCGTCCTTAATATAGAGCCGACACAAACGTGGCAGTGATAATTACCGACGGAGACACCGGATGCGTGGGGGATACACCCGCAGGATAGGTGGCGCAGACCGTGTTACCGGTGTTAGAAGCAAACAAAAGCTGGATGTAATCCCCGGCGTTGCATTCTTGCACCAAGTTCCAGGAAATAATTGCCGTCCCGGGATTGCCGCCATGAATGGCGGGAACGGTTGCAATACCAGCACTGTAAGGAATGTCAGAGCCGTTTAAACGCCACCACAGGGTCACGTTGTCGATTGTGTTGTCATAGGTCAGCATCTGAACGCTGAACTGGATGTTATAGATACCATCCGTGTCAAAGACGATCTTGGTTTTGTCTGTAGCGTCAAGCGCCACACCGTTGCTGGTGGTTGTCTCCAGCACGGTTAACGCCGTGGCAACTGAAGAGGATGCTAGGCTTTGTGCCTCAGTAACATCCGCTCCAGAAGAATGCGACGATGCGGTAGAGCCATACGCCCCCCGGGTAATCCCGGTGAAGGATGTTGCCGTCTTCCCGGTGTACTTAATGATTTCGGAACCAATGATGATGGCCCCGGAAGTTAGGGCAAATCCTGACGTATCGCCTACATCGATTGGGGTGGTAGATACGTTGCTAATCCCGGTGGTTAGGGTTGTATTACCGTCCTGAAAGAACGCCCCGTTTGGGAACTGCAATATCGACCCAATCGCCCCAGTCTGCGTTTCTAGTTGCGAAACGATCTTATTAAGCTGATTGAAGTACAGGCGAAGGACGTTATTGAACTGCTCAAAATAGAATGAGTTGTATTCTTTTGTCGGCACCGGCAGGTTGGGCGGAACAACCTGACTCAGTAAGTCTTCAGTGGTAACTATGTATGTCACGAGTTACCCCTCCGTCCATCTTGCTTGATGTCGATACGGGGTGCTCCAAGTTGCCACTGCAAACCAATTTGATTACCCTGAACTTTAAACACCATCTGGCGACCGCGCACCCGGACATAGACCTGCCCAGTAAACTCCTCTACCGGCGTGGTTGTAATACGGCTGATGGTGGCGTAGTTAACTCCACCCTCGGAAAGTGGGTCGTTGTACCCAGATCCTGAGTTTGCCAGAGGAATGAGCGTCATGGTTACCTGCGGGGTTAGATCCCCCGTGGATCCCCGGAAGGTCAAGTCGGGAAGGATACGCCATACAAAACCAAAGTTATGGCCGTCTTCAATGTCAAACTCCGAGGACGCAATATACGAATCAAACGCAGTGGGTGTCCCATTGATGTTGTCGTCATTACCCTGCTCATGGAAAACAAGGTTGTTTTCATAGGTGGCGGCAAGGGGGGAGTCCAGAACGCCAGAATCAAGCCACGCTGTCCGAGCCATCGTCCCGTAGTACCAGATGTCTTCAAAGTAGTTATAGATAACGTACTTATCTATCGCCGTGGAGTTTTGAGAGCAATAGAACCACCAGACTTCATTGAAGCCCTCATTGGTTCCGCTACACACCTGAATACCCTCTTGGAGGTTGATGTTGCTGTAAATGTATTGGCGCAGATCGCAACGCAAGGTCTGAACCCGTCCATCGTATTTGTAGAACTTGTCCTTACCCATCCAGTACACAACACCGGAGGCTTGAGAAACTGCGTTTGGGCCAATAATAGAAATGTTGTTACCAAGAAGTTGGGATCCCCAGACAGCTGGGGCACCCAGGTATTGCAATGAATAAACAGCAGAGTCGGTAAGGGTAACGATTTCTTGTCGAGTCTGAATTGCTGTAATGATTTCGGAGCCATCTGAAAGACGAATACTGCCAGCCTGATTGGTTGCAGAAGGCGTCCAATCAGTTACAGATTCCTGATCTGCCCATCGAATTAACATGGGATCCTGAACAGTTGATCCGTAGTCATTTGACCCGAAAGCAAAAACAAACCTATTAATATCTGAGATAAAAATGAAACTTTGGACTGTTGGAACTCCAGTTGCTCCAGCCATACTTGTAACTGGATATCCCCTGGTAGAGATATAGTGAGTTCCAGACTGTGACCCGGTTGTAGTGATTGGCGAACCACCCGCCGTCGTTGCCAGGTTAAACGTGGAGCCAGATACGTTTACAGCGTAATAGTTTACACCTGGAGTAACGCCCGTAGGCAATGCTCCCGTGGTGTTGAGCATGATGATGCTCCCATTTGATATAGAGACGGCGGCTGTAAATACTCCGGGACTTGCAATCGTTACAGTTACAGTCTGTGGGGTTATGCTTAGATTGGCGTTCCAGTAATACATAGCCCCGCCACTAATGGCGAAGATCAAATCCTGACCAAAGTTGGACTGACTCCACATCCGCATAGTTTTAGTGGAAGACGTTCCATTGCCCCAAGTTCCAGATCCCCACGGCCCAGCCCCCCAGCCGTTTAAAGGCACAGAAGAAGATGCGCCAGTTGGGAGTTCATACAAGGCATAAACAGTTCCGCCGCCAGTGGTGGATGAGGAAGCCGTACCGGTAACGGTTATGGTGTACGTTGTTGCAGTGGGCGCAGTCTTAATCTCATACTCGCCATAAATGGTTACTCCACCAACCGTTACAGATGGATTAAAAATAACATAGTTGCCAACCGTTCCACCGGCAGGGTCAGTCACAGTCACCGTTGTGGTCGTGCCTGTATTGGTTCCGGTGTTGGTTGTAAACGGGTTTGTTAATGTGTTGGTTGTGACGATGGGAGTAATGTCATAGTACACACTCGATGTGAATATGTAGAACTTAACATTCGTTCCAACCCCGACCATATTTAGCGCCGCAAGGGTAACCCAGTTCCACAAAGAACGGCAAATGCCCAGGAACGTGGTGGTGGATGCACGCACCCAGCCACCAATCTTCTCCGGTGTTCCTGCGCGGAAACGAACCTTCTCCGACTCATACCAGCCGCCCACAACCTCAGTTGCTGCGTTTACAGAACCGATGGATTCGGAAGCATAACGGGTGTTCTCTCTGTTTACACCTGGACGGAATAGGATTTTTTTCAGCGGCATTTTGTTTCCTACGACATGAACAGGGCATGCTCGTCGCGCCGACGGTTTTGTAACCCTTTTAGTATTTTGCCACCAGCCATGCAGTACTTCAATAGTTCCTGTCCTGCGCCCTCTTTGTCGCCCCGATTGAGCTTCTGACGAAGCGTCGAACGCTGGAGTGTTCCCAGACCGACGTTAAAACTGAAAGACACAAGAGCGTCAAACATGCCTTGTGTAAGAGGGGCAGTGATGTAGGTGTGAACCCCTCGCTCAAAACGAGCCAGATCTGCGCGAAGTATTCCATCGATCTCGTCCATTTCAAAGGTTCTGAAGTCCTCGATCTTGAGGGCAAAGCCATCCCTCTGGTCAATCGGCAACTTACCCTGCTCCGGGTAAAGCACATGACCAACGCCAACCGTCCAAAGTTTGGCTGGGCATTTGTAAGGCTTTTGTCTTACACCTTCATGGTGTTTGATCATAGCCACGGCTTTGGGGCTTACATTCATTTGCCAAACGCCCGACCGCCAAAGTGGAACGCAATGATGCTGGCAAACAACGCCTGGGTCTCGTCATCCCATAGCTGATCGGCCATATCTTGGAACCCAACACCGGTGCTTAGGCCGTGGTAGACCAGGGCGCAGTCAATACCCACCAGCAGGAGGAAAAAGCCATATGTAATGGCGGGGCGGACACTGGCCCTGAAGTTTTTCATCCACTGGCTGGTTCCCTCGTTTAAAGCAGTATCGTGGGCGTAGATGGCCTGCACCTCAGCCTGCTGGGCGGCAATTAGGGACACCTTCTCATTGGACTTGGTTTCGATCTCCAACTGCTGGGTATGGATGTTTTCGACCCGCTCTTGGGCCTCAAACCCCAGTTTGCGCATTTCGATCTCCCTGGCAATCTGCATCTGGGCCAGTTCCAGCTCATGCTTCTTGTCTGACCGGTCTTGGAAGAAGTCCAGAATCTTGGGCAAGCCGCCCATCAGGAAGGATATTAGGGTAGAGAATAGTGTCAGCATTAGTAACTCTTTTTGGTTAACATTGATGAAGCAATACCTAGCAGGGCTTGTACGTCCTCTAGGCTCTCAGGTCGATCTTTGAACCCGACGGTAATCTGGCCGATGAAGCGTGTTGCGTCCGGTGGCACAGAGATTCGACAGCCAAAGGTGACGCCGACCTCGACGTACCACAGCCCGATTTCGCTTTGTGGCTTGTGGTAATCGCCGCATGGCGTTTCTCCCGCCATAAGTTTGACAACGTCTGCGTTATTGTTGGGATTCTGGGTAAAGAGACCGACATCGATGCCCTCCATGCGCTTATCGCGCCCTTCCTTTGTATACGCCCGGTACAAGATCCGGGTACCAAACAACGGGTTGACCTTGAAGATGGTTACGGTCTGTGCCCCGCCATACTTTAGCAAGACAGCCGCCGCATCATCCACACGCGCCTCATTGATACTCGGCAACTTCTGGCTTTCCTTATAGGCACCCACCAACAATTCTTGGTTTGAATAGAAAAACCAGGCCGAAAAACCAAACAGGAACATGACGATAAGTGCCACGAGTTTGAACGGGCTATCCACATAAGATAGAACCCGATCAAGAACACCTAGCGCCCTGTCCTGCTTGGCGCTCACTTTCTGTCTCCAATTTTGTTTAAAAGATCAAATAACGTCTTAATCTTTTCCTCAAGAACAGCAACACGCAGATCAAGTTTTGCCAGCACAATGATGAGACCTATTAAAGCCAGCAACATCGGCCACCCCTTTGCAAGCATGTCAAATAGATCCATTGCGCTTAGTCCAATGTTTAAACGTTTTCGGCCTGCAATTTGATTAGTTTAGCCTCAAGGATTTGATTCTGTTTTATTAACTCGTCAATTCTTTGAAGTGGGTGAATGATCGGGTAATAATTACCAGGATCGAATGTTTCCATGGTTTGATATGCTGGCAGCATTGAAGGATCAATGATGGTCTGAGCATCGTTCATATCCCTGATCGCATGGATGCAGAACGCCACCGTATCGTCTTCCAAAGCAACCAATTCATGGATAACATCTGCCTTGATAAAAATTTGGTGCGGCGCAACAAATTCTGTTGTGGTTCCAAGTGCTGTTAGCTGAAGGCGTCCTTTTGCCAAAAGCGTCACATGGTCAAAACAATGGCTGTGTCCCTGCTCCATATCTCCGGCTTTTTTGAAATGCATTTGCCGAGAGAAAACATTGGCAACGCAGGTAATATGGACTTCCGGTGTGTCTGGCGTATTCATTTTTATCCAATCGTGGTTACAGGGTTAGAGGGAAGCATATTGGTCGCCCATCTTTGCGCAACATCGTCCCAGAAATAATCCTTTCCGTCATCAGGATATGGAACAGGGGCAACCCAAGAACAAATGCTGTCATCCCAAACCCATGACGAATACGGTTTGGGCGGCGCAAAACCTCCATTAGGATCGGCTGCGGTTGTAGCCACATATATATACCCAACCCCAGCATATCTAACACGGAAGTTGGAGTTATACGAAGTCTGCGCCCAAATATTGCCAGGCAATATAGAATTTAAAAACGCAATTCCAACTGATTCGCTTTCCGGGAACGGAAGATTATTGATGTCATCATTTGAGACAACCACAACATTTGTGACTATATTATTTTCATCAAGCTGTGCAAAATGTGCCATGTTAGTTCACCGTAAAGGTTCCAGATGATGTAAACGTATGGATGTAATATGTGCCGTCGTTGGTTTGGGTGCCCCCGCTGCATCTACTACTTCCATATGACATAAGATAGCGAATAATTACAACGCCGGATCCACCAGACCCACCTGATAAATTAGTACCACTGCTACTAGCAAAATAGACTGCACCACCACCGCCACCATAATTAGCAGTCCCGTTAGAACCATTGGTTGTTTTTTGGGCCGCTCCACCACCTGAACTGGCCGTTCCTTGTGCATTTATACCCGAGCCTCCACCGCCGCCTGCTCTTGATGTTCCAGTAATTGTGTCTGATGTTCCAGCGCCTCCGTTGCCACCATTGCCTGGAAAAACAGCATTCGCACCTACTCCGCCAGCTCCTCCGCCGCCACCACCAGATTGGTAATAGTAGCCATACTTGCCAGATTGGGTATAGCCATTTCCACCATTATTTCCGCCTGTAGTTCCTGCTGCACCTGATGTGGTAAAAGCTCCGCCTCCCCCAGACCCTCCAGAAGAACCCGCAGTGAAATTACCTCCGCCATAACCACCTCCGGTGGACGTAAGAGAATTAAATGATGAGTTTGAGCCATTACTACCAATAACGGCTGGATTTGTTCCGCCAGATCCCCCGCCACCAACAGTAACCGTATAAGAACCGGCCACAAGCAAATTGGCACTGGAATACCTAAGAGCACCAGCACCACCACCTCCAGCAGCACTTCTCCCGCCGCCACCTCCGCCAGCAATCACAACATAATCCACATAAAGAGGGGGATAACCACTGCCAAAACCAAAGGCAAATGCTGAAGTCCGTCCTCTAGATCCAAGTCTTGGCATAAGTACTCCTTATGCAAACTTCGTTTGAGAAGCCAGCACGGTAAAAGTTGCGGAGGCAGTTTTGATGACAGAGTACACATAAACATCAAGTGAGCTTGCATTACCGGCTGTTGGGGCGGAACCACCCTGCCATTTAGGCGTTACCGAGCTTCCATCAACTTGCACTGCACTGTTGTAATATGCGGTTGATCCATTTTGGCTAAGAAAAACAACAGTCATCACTTGATTTGTTGACATGATGCTGTTTAGGGAATTGGAACCGTTACCACGCAAGTTAATAGTAAAGTTTGCAGACGCATTGGTTGTGTAATACAAAACAGTTTGCGTCATAACATCATAGTTAATGGTTCCGGTTGCCGCAGTGGCACTAATTGTCCCCGCTTCAAATGCCGCCCCTGTAAAGCTGCTAAGGCCGCTAACCGTTAGTGTTGCAACTGTTGCTGCCGTTAGATTTAAACTGGAAGACCACTGCGGGGCGGTTCCTGACGAGGTCAAGACAGAGTTAGCGGCACCAATACCTAGCTTGCTTAACGCAGTGCCCGCAGAGTAGTACGGCAAATCGCCAGCCGTAAAGGACGTTAGTCCCGTGCCTCCATAGGCGGTTGTCAGCTGGTTTGTCAGGTTCAACGTATTAGCCGTCAACGTAGTGCCGTTAAACGTCAGGTTCGCAGAATCCACCAACAGACCACCAGCGGAAGCATAGGTAACCCTGCCGCTAGTCAGACCGGAATCGGTTACGGATGTGAATACGCCAGCACCACCCTGGTTTGAGACCTTAACAAAGTCAGATCCATTCCAAGCAATCGTCACATACTCCCCGGCCTGAATAGTTACTCCGGTTGTCGGGCCAACGCCAACAACCTGGACGGAATAGCCGCCTGTCGTCGCATTAATTACCGTGTAAACCTTTGACTGCGCTGGGGCGGTGACGGTTCTGACAGCTGTCCTGGCACCTGTAAACCGCAAAATAGCCTGTCGAGCCTCGTTTGACGCCAGAGTTGTGGTTGTAAGAGTTACGTCAGCATCTGAACTGATCGTGGTTGTACCAGCAATTGCAGTATCCAGAAGGGATGTAATCTGGTTGTTGACCGTATCGCCCCAAGTGCCGGTAAGTTCACCAGTAACCGGTAGCGCTAGGCCAAGTAGAGAGGTTGCTGCTGTCGTCATGTCGAAGCCCTTTACGAAGTATTAATATTTTGCCACCCCGGGGTCTGATTGTCATCTACATCATTCCACCCCGGGTTTTGGGTGCCAGATATAGCATTCCAGCCAGGAGATTGAACGCTCCCAACAGATGACCAGCCAGCGGATTGCAGGTTGTTAATGTCGCCCCAGTTCGGAGTTTGTTCGTCGTCAATAATCACCCACGGGAGATAACCAATCGACGAATCACTGGCGGTGGCGTATTCAAAAATGAAAGCCGTACCCTGGTATAGGGAGCTATCAATGTCTGATATCTGTCCCGTTTCATCTACATGGGCAGAAAAAACAAGCCCCCCCGATGCAAGGTCTGAGATGGTGACCAGCTCAGTAATAGATACCAAAATAAAATTTATGGCTTCTATCAGATCTGCGCCCGTTGCCGCCTCATCAATAACGGAGTTGAATAATGCCAGCGCTGACGGCGCGTCGGTTATGGTTGCCGCCTCAGAAACGGCAATTTGGAATGTGGCTGTAGCTGACGGCGCATCAGTTATGGTTGTTGTTTCAGCAATAGCGGGTTGGAATGTGGCTATGGCTAAAGGTTCATCAGTTATAGTTGATGTTTCTGCAACGGTAGGCTTGAACGTACCAACGGCAGAAGTTTCATCCGTGCCAGTTGCAGTATCGGCAATCGAGGTAGCAAACGTGGCACTGGAGGAAACTGCGTCAGAAGCTGTTGAATTCTCATCAATAGCGGGTAGGAACGTTCCAGCAACAGACACGGCATCCGTACCGGTCGAGGTTTCAGCGACGGCAGGATTAAAAGTACCCAGCACATCCACGGCGTCCGTACCAGTCGAGGTTTCAGCTACGGCAGTTAGAAAGGTAGCCGAGGCATTTACCGTATCCGTACCAGTTGCTGTTTCTACGGCTGCGCCATTGAATACACCTAGCGTCGAAAGAAGGTCAGTTCCGGTAGCGGTTTCACTAATTGTGCTACTGTAAGTAGTAGACATGGCAAGAACAATAACGATCAAGCCTTGTCCGCCCACGCCGCCGACTTGGGTGCCTGTTCCAGAGTTTACAGAAGCGCCGCTACCGCCTGCACCATAGTTTGCTGCTTGCCCTGCGCCAGCTGTAGCCACAGATAAGCCAGCCGAAGCCCCTCCGCTACCGCCTGCGCCACCAATGGTATTTAGAATATCCCGGCCCTGCCCGCCAAGGGAACCTGAAAGTGCTCCTCCTACGCGACCTCCGCCGCCACCACCAAACGATCCCGCTACGTTAGATGTGCCTCCCCCTTGGCCGAGAGAGTTATTACCCCCAGT